ATTTCAGCAGAAAATTCCAGCTGGCGGCACCGAGGATGCCATCCACGCCGAGGTCGTGGTCAGCCTGCATCCGGCGCAGACCGGCCTCCATCTTGGGGCCAAAGAGCTTGTCACCGCTCCAGATCTCGTCAGGGTAATAGCCCTTGTCCTTCATCAGCAGCATGGCAGCCCGGACGTCGTTGCCCTCCATGCCACGGCGCAGCATACGCAGTTCCATGTTGATCGTCTCCTCCTTCGTCGTCGGTGCGGGTGCGGGCTGCTCGTTCAGCAGCGCCTTGACGCTGGCCTTGAACGCCTCCCACTCCGCATTGTTCTTCCCTGCCATCTGCCGGGGGCAGGACTTCCCGGTCACGTCGTAGTGCCGCAGGACGTAGGTGTCCACGCCGGAGATGCCCAGCAGCTTGCACAGCTCCGCCGTCAGTGCCGCAGCGTTGGCCTTGGTGCGCTCGGAAACATGGTAGTTCCCGGAGCAGCACATCTCGATCGAGATACTGTTGGTGTTGCGGCAGAGGGGATGTACCGGATCGGGAGAGCCTACCGCCCACGCCCGGTCACAGGCCGGTACGGACTGGTAGATGCTGTCCTCATCCACGAAGTAGTGTGCGCTGGCCTCCCGGTCGCCGCCTGCGAAATACTTGCAGTTGGCCTCGGCGGTGTCGCTGACGTTGCCCGTGTAGTGCAGCACCACAAAGGCCACGTCCCGCCCGCCCAGCCGATCATAGGTCTCCTTGCTGGCCGGGATGCTGGTGTTGATGGGGATACCGCCCGCCTTGGCGATGGGATATGCGGCAGTGATGCGCTTACCCATATCTCACTCCCCCTTGCTCAGCTGCTTGACAGCCTGATTGATGCCGGTGGCTGCCAGACCGCTGACGATGCCCACGGCAATGGCGGTGATGGGATCGCCCGCCGGGAAGTCCGGGATGGGTGCCAGATAGTAGCTGACAGCCCCCAGCAGACCGCCGCAGACCCCGCACAGGATGGGGATCCACTTGTCGTTCATGCTGCTGGCCTTGCCCACCAGACCCACGAGGTAGGTGATGACGGTGATAACCGCCACGCTTGCGATGCCAAAAGTTTCCATAATTGCTCCTTTCCGTGCCCGATTCGGGCACACAAAAAATGTTGACAAGTCTTTGTTTATCGGTTTAGTCGGTATTGTACATTCACTACAGTCTCCTTTCTTTTTTTAATTCTCCGTATAATCGTAAATGATGGTGGCCTTGCTCGCACCCCAAGGAGCATTTGCTACTTGCCCCTGCGACCACGGAACATAAATGGTAGACAGTTTTGTGCATCCGGAAAATACTCCATTTGGAATTGAGGATACCGTGCTCGTAAATCTAACCGTTTCTAATCCAGTACAATTGGCAAACGCAAAATCTCCGATTGAAGTGAGTGCGGGGGGAAGGGTTATTGATGCGAGACCTGTACCCTGCTTAAATGCATAAGCTCCAATTGAGGTAAGTCCAGAGGGTAAGGCTGTCAATGCTAATTTTGGACAGTACTGAAATGCGGCTGTTGGTAATGAGGTAATCCCAGAGGGTAGGGTCGTCAATGCGAGCCTTGGGCAATTGTTGAATGCATACTGTCCGATTGAGGTAATTCCAGAGGGTAGGGCCGTCAATGATAGTTGGTAACAATTTAGAAACGCAAAATCTCCGATTGAGGTAATCCCAGAAGGGAGACTTGTCAATGATAGCTTTGGGCAGCGATAAAAACCATTATCACCAATTGCAATTACATTGTCTGGCATATCTACTGATGTCAATTCCGCCAAATAAGCGAATGCATACTCTGGAACAATTGTTCCTCGAAATTTAGCAGTAAACACTCTACCAGAACTGTCGAGGGACGTATACTCTATATAAGGGCCTGTCGGTGGTGCTAAAAGGGCGCCGGTCACGCCGCCGATCACCACATCCTTCTTGATGTTCTCGGATAGTAGGGTGTCCGGTTTTTGAATCGTCACCTTACGCATGCCTTTGCTGCTGGTGGGCAGGATGACTTGATTGCCGGAGGGCATAGACAGCTCCACCGTCCGCTCCTCGGTAGCAAGTACCTCCATCACCTGACCCATCTCAGCCTCCAGAGGGACTTCCCCGCCGAAGGTGACTGCGAAGTCATCGCCGGGCCGGAACGCTATGTCAAACTCGATCATAGCGCACCATCCCGCAAGATACGCTCCACCGGCACCGTGAACACCTGAGATGCCATGCGCTGACCGCCTACGCCCACCCGGAGCTGTATCTTTGCGTCAATGCCTCTCCCGGCAGTAAGCGACAGGGTCTCGGCTTCCGTCAGTGTGCAGGAGACAACATTCCCGTCCAGATGTACATCCGGCAATGTTTTTTCGATCTTAACCTGTCCGGCCTGAGCCACGGCAATGGACAGCACCGTGATACTTCCCGTGTCGATGGGTAGCTGGAATGTCAGCGTAGGGGTCGTACCTCGATACATATATATCCCTCCTCATACTGTAAATCTGCGATGCTTAGTGGTTGGATAATCTTTCCAAATCCTCTATCCTGTGATTGGCGACCTTGATCTGCTCCTCCAGCACCGGAACGCGCCGGGCGAAGTTGTTATGCTCCCGGACTTCCCGGGTCAGCTCGTCCAGTTTGGTGTCGGTGACAGCCTGCTGCGTGTCCAGCTTGGCCTGCACATCACGGGTGGTCTTGTTGCTGGTGATGATTACCCCCAGCAGCGACAGGCCGCCGGTGATGAGAGCTACGACGATTGTTTCCATTCAGTAATTTCCTTTCTCCTCTGGGGCTATGTTATAAGGTGGTTCCCTCCATTTCCCACTGACCCGCAGCGAGACGATTAGGCTGTTCGCCGCCAAGCATACACCGTCAGATATGGCGGCATATTGTTATGAGCCTTCCCGCCGCCGGTCGCACCGGTCGCCGTGTTGCGGCTGATGTCAAATGCCGCCGATGCGTAGGGATAGTACCGCCCGCTGCCGCTCTGAACGCCCATATCACCCACGGTGAACGCCTTCTGGCTGTTGGTGATAAAGCCGTAATACCCCGCCTGATTGGCCGGATTGTGCGTATGGCTCGGCATCTCATTTGCGGTCAGTGTATGCGCTGCTTCTCCGCCGCTGGCCCCAGCTGCGTATGTATCACCCGCAGCCAACAGGAATACATCCTTTATGCGTTCCCACGTCCCGCCGCCAAAAAGATCGGCCGGGTCGGTGGCCGCAGTAGAGATATATACACTCCCCACCGGATGCGCATAATCAAGCAGCGTCATCCCTCCTACCGCCAGTGTACCGTCTATCTGTACATCCCTATCAAAATAAGCATCCAGCCCAACTTGAATTGCGTTTGCCTTGTCACAGAGACGGCCCAGCCCCACAGACAGCAGATGCTTTGCCAGATGGTAAAGGGCATACGCTGCCGGGAGGTCACGCAACGTGGAACCAATGCTTTCAAATGCATCGGTTGCCACAACCCGAACTTCGTAGCGCTTGCTTTTGTCTGCGGCAAACACGGCAGAAATATCAGCAGGATCGTAGTTTCCCGCCGCCGGTCGGCCTGCCGTAGTCCAATCTTCAGCGCCGACTTCCCTATACTGCACCGCATATGCTGCGGTGTTTTTGGCAGAAAGCGAAGTAATGGCCCCTGAGAAAGTCACCTTGCCATAAGTGCCAGCCCGGTTTGCTGTTCCATCGGCATTGCAACGGGCGGCAGAAATAGCAGTAATTGCTGGTTTGCTGTAAGCAAGGACAGTGATACTTTGTGTCTTTGTAGTCGTGCGCCCCCGGCTATCTGTGACAGCACAGGAAACAGTCAGTTCGCCAGAACCGGGCAAATAGTCCGTTGTCCCACTGGCTGATGTAGCAGCGTAGATGCCGCCCACCTTGATACTGTATGACTTGATAGTGCTGCCTTGCGCCCCGGATGCGGTGATATCTACCTTGACCTTGCTACGCAGCTGAACATATCCACCATAGGTGTCGGACACTCCTGTTGAATCGCTGATTGCAACAGACAGGGCCGGAACCACGGTTGACGGCACGGCAAGCTTAACAGCCGTTGACCACGCCCCAACATAGGTGCTGCCGTTGTACGTCTTGACCGTGAGTGTGAGCGCCACAGTCTCTGCGTTTGGCGCTTGCTGTGCCAGAGACACAGGCGGTGCGTTCCAACTGTACGATGTGCCTACATTTTCGGCAATCAGTTGATCCTTGACGCTGCCGCAGGTGTAATAGAGTTTGTGCGTAAAGCTGCTGCTTGCCCTCTTGATGGTGATAGCCAATGTCTTTCCCAGCGTGTCACCGCTGGTTGTGGCTGTTGATGCTCTCGGAATGGTGGTCAGCGTCACCGTTTCCGACAAGGACAAATGGCGTGGCGTGTAGGAACTGTCAAAGCCACAGTCCCATTCCGCTGTCAGCGCAATACTTTTCGTACCGTCTGCATTGTGGCTGACTGTAATAGTCTTACTGCCCAGTTTGTACCATCCGGTGGAACTGTAATTATACGGATTCCATCGTTTTTCGCCCTGAAGTATATAATACGCTTCGCCGCTGCTCTCGTTTTGGGAATATCCGGTTCCGTCATATACCCACAAATCAAGACTTAATGTACTTTTGTTGTCTGCGATAGACTGGCCTGTGATTGACCAATCCAGACGCAAGCGCCAGCCTTTGTTTGTGCTGCTGTAAATGGACGCCATGTTCTCAACTCCTGTCAACTGGCAATTACATCGCCGTTTTCGTCCTCCGTCCAAACCACGTTACCGATGCAGAGGATAGATACCTTGATACGCATTGCTTCCACGCCCTCTGCGGTGATCTGCAACTCCGGTGTGTTGTTGCGGACAAACTGCAACACATCATTATCCAGCCGCAGCAGGATTTCATTGCCCGTTTCGCCAATGATTAGGCCGTCAGACGTAAACCGGAAAGCCTTTGTGATCTCGCTGTACTTGCTTTGCAGATCGCCGTCCACCTTGTCAATGCGCTCGGTTACCTTAGTGATGTCAATGCTCAGCTGGTCAGTCAGCACAGACAGCTTTGTGCTGACCTCCTCTTTGTAGCTGTCAAAATCCCCGGTTTCTACATAGTTTTCCAGAGCGGACAGGATGATGGAGTTGACATTCTGCTGCAGATCGGTAATCTGCTGGTGTGTGGCCTGAATCACTTGGCTTGAAGATTCGTCCACCCGCTCAGAAATCTCCTGCCGTGTGCTTTCGATGCGTTTATCCGTTTCACGCTTGGCATCTATCTGCGCCCCCGTGTAGGTTTGCTGGGTAGCGCCCAGCGTGATTTGTGTGTTGCCGGGGTCAAGAATATCCGGGGCCAGCTCCATCAGCGGATAGGATGCGCTGTAGCCGTGCGGAGTGCTGAAAAGGGCCGTCATCCGGCCCACCCGGAAATGCTGGATGCCATCTTGCCAGCCCAAATCAACCGCCTTGCAGGTGATGGTCTCCGGCATGGACAGGCCATTGTCAGCCAGCGCCGCCTTCGCCTTGGTCTGAAGGTTGGCGGCAACAGTCACATCATCCCATTTGATGTGCCGGGTAATGCGCCCGTATGTGACCATGCCAGACTTACTATAAATAGTAAGCCCGGATTTAACAAGGTCATCTGTCAAATCACCATCTGGCAGCGCTTCGATGGTCAAGCCGTCCTTGCCCTCTGCCAGAATAGCGGTGTAAATGTTTGTTCCGTCCGTCTCGCTGGAAAGGTCAAGGAGATTCTCAGCAAATTCCACAGACTGCGTATTTGTGAGCGGCAACGCAGCGTAATAATCCAGATAGTTCCCGTCATTCTCATATCGAATCAGGAGATACCCGCCCAAAGCCGATTTAATCAGCTTGTCGGATATCGTGGACATCGCCGTGGCGTACTCCTCAGAGCTGCGGGTAATGTAATTGTTCTGGTCGGACACGGTAATCACGCCGGGCTTGATCTGCTGCTCTGCGGTCACCTGCGCATTGTGCTGTGACAGAATCCAGCGGAAGAAAAACTCCACCACATTCCCGCTTGCGGCGGCGGCCTTATAGGAATCGTCCTCCGCAAAGTCCTCTGGAAAGTTGAACGGTGGTATGATGCTGTCATTCAGTACCGCCATAATGCCCTCTGTTTCGATTTTGTGCGCCCCATAGAAGTCTTTTGTATCGCTGGTGATTCTCCCTCTATATATGGGCAAAGTGCCGTCCAGCAGCTCCACAAGGCCGCTCATGCGGCGCAGATTGCTTAAATAGGGATGTTCTGCGTCCACCGTAAAGGACATTTCCCCGGCCTTGCTTACTGCCAGCTTCACAGAAGGATCGCGGATGATTAGTTTTTCATCCGCAAGGCGCATATCATGCAGTATGTAGTCCTTGTATTTTAGCTGATACATTACATACTCGCCTCCTGATACGTCACAGCGATACTTCCCGTTCCGCTTGCGACTTTGGCTTTCAAGATGTTGTTGCCGGCCGCAAGCCTAACGGCTGGCAAAATGTGATCCCCTGCGCTGACGTTGATTGTGTTGCCGCCCCAAAGCAATACGGTATCTTGCGCCACCGTGATTGTTGGGATAACAGGGCGGCTTTCATTCGGTAGCGCAAGCTGTTTATACGCCGTGTCCAAATCAGAGCGGGAAACAGTGGTTTTTGCGTTCTTGTATTTCCACGGGTCGCAGTCAACCGTGACCGGGATGGTCTGCATCATTTTGACAAGCTCCACTTGCCCAACGGAGCACCGCCCACTGTAAAAATGGGCGGTGTCCTCGGGGAATGTTATTTTAACGTGCTTGCCGTGGACTTTGTTGCAGAAATCGGAAATCGTAGCAGGCCATGTCTTGCCGCTCACCGTGTCCACGCCGGTGAGCTTCAGTGTAATAGTACGGTTCTTATAGGTGACTTCTCCGGTCAGCACTTCGGATGCATCCAGCAGGCCGTCCCGGCCCGGAACATCGATCATGTTCGTGCGGACTTCCGGCAGAGCTATGGACTTGCTTGCAAGCAGCAGGCCGTATTCTGTGTAGGTGTCTTTTCCGTCAAAAAATACTTTCCCCATCATACGGTCCTCGCCCTCCTTGCGTTGATTTTGGCCAGTTCTTCATCCATGCCGGGGGCAAGCAAACCGACAACCTGACCGCTGTCCATGATGACTTTCATATTTGCCAACATAGGCAAATACTGTTCCAGCAGCATTACAATTTTGCCAGAATCGCCGCCACCGCTTGTGCTTGCCGCTCCGTAAGAACCGCTTGTATCGTGCCTGCTGATGTTTGCATCTGCCGTAATGATGCCAGCGTCAAAGTTCATGCTGTTTTCAATGCCCTTTTTTACGGCCCCGAATTGATCGTCAAATCCTTCGCCCAAGCCTTCGGCCATAAAGCCGCCGATACCGGCAAATACCTTAGACGGGGAGTGGATGCCCAAAATGCGCTTTACGCCGCTAACGAGGCTGTTTACCTTGTCATTAAACCAGTTTTTGATGTTACCCCACATTCCGGCGATGCCGTTTTTCAAACCCTGAACGATGTTTTTGCCGATGCCGCCCCAGTCGTACTTCCGAATCGTGTCAGCAATGGCCGCGATAATACGCGGGACAGCTGCAACCAGTTCCGGGATTGCCCCGATGATTCCGGTAATCAGCGATACAATGATTTGCGGTGCGGCAAGGATAATCTTATCAAGGTTATTAACAATGCCGTTGATAAACGCAATAATCAGTGTTGGAACCGCCGCCACCAATTCCGGGATGCACTGAATAATTCCGTCTATCAGCGCAAACAGGAGATCAATGCCCATCTGAATGATGTTTGGCAGCTCAACAATGATTGCGGCAAGCAAGTTGCCGATAATCAGAGGTACTGCCGCAATAAGTTGTGGGATCGCGGCAATCAGCCCGTTTGCCAGCGTCACAATCAACAAGATTGCCGTTTCAATGAGCTGCGTCAAAAAGTCCGGGCTTGTCAGCATTTGCACAATCGTCAGGGTCACTTGCACAATGCCGTCAATGAGCGTGGGCAGGTTTTCTATCAGGCCATTTGCAAGGAAGAAAAGAATGTCGATTGCCGCCTGCGTGATGGCTGGCAAGTTGTCAATGATTCCTTGCCCTAATGCCCCAACAAGAGTTACGGCTGCCTGCAAAAGCATAGGTAAGTTATCTGTTATGGTGGTAATGACCATCGGGATAATCGTGGTAGATGCAGATGTGACCAACTGTGAAATGCCGCCCAAGATGACACTAATGCGCTGGATAATGTTCTTGCCAACGGTAACAAGACTATCAACAAACTGCTCTGTAAGTGTCTTAAAATCGGCGTTATCGTCAGCAATGCCAACCAGCAGATTACCCCATGCGGACTTCATGGATGAAGCAGAACCTTGAATAGTCCGATCCGCTTCATCTGCCGTTGTTTTGTATATGCCCATTTCAACTTGAACATCATGGATTGCGCTGACAATATCCGCATAGCTTTCAATGCTGTAATTCGTGTATTTACCCTGAGCCGCGTTTAGCGTGTTTGCATCGTCAATAAGGCGCTGCATTTCTTCTTTTGTTCCACCATAGCCAAGCTTCAGGTTATCAAGCATGGTATAGTTCTGCTTTGCAAACCCCTGATAGGCGTTCTGGATAGACGCCATATCCGTGCCCATTTTATTTGCATTGTCAGACATATCCGTGATTGCAACATCAGCCATGTCTGCCGCCGCCGCTGTATCACCGCCAAGCGATTGCAGCAAGGACGCAGAGAAACTTGTAACTGTGTCCATATATTCGTTAGCGGATAGGCCGGCAGTCTTATATGCATTTGCTGCATATTCTTGAACTTTTGCTGAGCTATCCTTGAATAGCGTATCAACGCCACCGACAAGCTGTTCGTAGTCAGCATAGTTGTTAAGTGCGTTTTTCGTAAGCGCGGCAATGCCGGTGGCAGCCACACCTACAGCTGCGGCGCCGACTTTAGCCGCAGTGGCAAGCCCATTTTTTAATTTTCCTGATAATGTCTCTACATTTTCGCTTGCCTCGTCTTGCACAGCTATTTTCACAAACAGATCAAGAAGATTCATGCGTTCACCTCGCTCTCTTTGTAAATTCTGAAATTTTATTCGTGACATTCCATTGGTAGTATGGTATGCTATCGGCAAGGAGGGATTATTTATGATAAGTTTTAACAAAGATTCTGCGTGGGACTTAAAGCCGATTCCCGTTTCCGATGTGCGTGGTGAAGTGAATGGCCTATTGATTGATGGGGAAGAAATCGCTGCCGCATTTAAGACCGTACGCGACCAGCTGATTTTTACTAACAAGCGAGTCATATCGGTTGATGTACAGGGGATTACGGGAAAGCGCAAGTCCTTCAGCTCTATGCCCTATTCGAAAGTGCAGTTTTTCTCCGTGCAAACCCCAGGCTTTGCCGAAATCATCCCGGATAGCGAACTTGTTCTGACATTCTCCAATGGTTATGTCGCAAAGTTCGAGTTTAAGGGAGCCACAGACATCGGGAAAATCGGAAGAATGATTTCTGATTATGTCCTCAAGTAACGCATATTCGCCCGCCGCCCCTTCACGGGGCGGCTTTTTTAACTTGTAACCCGCAACGATTGACAATATCGCTGGTGATTTCTTCACAGGAGCGATTGTCTTTTTTGCTCACATCTATAATTTCAATATATCGCTTATCGATTGAAACGCCTGCGCATCGCTCGCATATTGCTTTAAGCAGGTCAGCAGAATAAATTCGATATGCTTTTTCTTCTGCATCCTGCTTGTACCGCGCTACACAGTATGCCAGAAATGGCTTTACTCTTTGGCTTCCCCGATATTCTCCTGCACAGAGCCGGACGGCGTTTCTGCCGTCTCGGTCTGCGCAGATGTAAAAAGGTCCGTAAAGGCCTCGTCCGTCATAAGCTCAGTAACATCAACCAGCAACTTGGCAAGCGTCAGCCCAGCGGCATATTTTTTTGCAGTCACGCCTTCCACAGCCGCCAAAATTGCAATCAGATCTTTCTTGTGTCCACGCAAAAGCAGCGGAGCAGATTTCTTAACCCTTGCCAACACAAAGTCCTTTGCATTTACGCCATCCGGGAGCTTCTGCCGCTGAAACAACGCTGCGGCTTCTTTGTCCTCGGCTATGTTGGCAATAGGATTGATAATGTCTGCGATAACATCAAACACTCGCTCCCCTTTAATTTTTGACAGTTTCATGGTGTTACGCCTCCGCCGTACCGGCCTTGATGTAGATTTCAAATGGCACAGTGTCCTGTGCGCTCATGGAGTAGTGAGCGGTGTACTCAAAAGCAAACTGTCCCTTCGCTTTGTCAGCTGTTTTCATTTGGAATCCACCCGTAGAAAGCGCATTCATCAGATGGATGGCAATAAAGCCTCCATTTGTTTCCCCGTTCATATCGGAGTAGTCACCCACAATCCAAATGTCATTAAAGTCGGAATCCTTGAGATAGTTTCTCGGTGTGATCTTGGTGGCATCTGCCGTATCGATATCCGCCGCCCCGCAGAGGCTCTTAGCAATTGCAGTATCTGCAATTGCAAATGTACCGCTGGCTTTTGCCTCCCAGCTGTCCACCTCTATCAGCTCCTTGGTATTCTTGGGGCAGTTGTCGATGTCCTCTCCATAGTCCTTATAAGTGGGCGTTGCGCTATAGCTAATGCCGCCGGTCGTTGCGCCGATCTGCCCCGCCTCGCCGATGGTGCCGGTAGCCGGTGTGAAGTCGGTCGTAAGAATACCGGCGTTAATCTGAAGCTTCTGAAAAGTATCAGCAGGAATCTTGGTAAATTTCATGTCGTTGTCCTTTCATCAGTTTTGCGACAGGAACTCAACCGTAATGTTGAGATACCGCCGCTTGAAGTTTTTATCGCCTTCGTCCGCGATATTCTGACACCACGGGGAGCCACGCTTGATCCACATTGCTCCGCCGTCATAGGCGACCATACAGCCGCCCATGCCGATTGCGTCGCTGATTTCTTGTGCCTTTGCGTTGGGCATCGCTTCGCTCTCGGTGTAATACCAAAGGCTGACCGTCAGCGCGATTTCGCCGCTCTCCCATGATCCGGTGATAAGCTCATAGGTCAGCCACGGAAAGGTCGCGTCTTCCGGCACATTCGAGGTCGGATACGACGGGAGGAATTGGGAAAACCACGCATGGAGTGCCTTGTCCTTTGTCATTTCGGCAGCTCCTTTCGTTCGGCGGTGAAGAATTTCAGTGCTCGGACGGTCGCCCCCGCAGACCTTGGCGCAGCTTTTTCCTCGGGATTCGAGGTCACACGATAGGTAATCCCCGTTTCCGTATCGCGGAAATAATCGTTGTACTCGATGGGAACGCGCTGATTGACCAGTGCGGAATATACCGAGGTAACACCGTCCTTTTCCGCTTTTCGCGCCTCCATCGATGTGTCAAGAGACTGGTAATTGAGGAACTCCGCTCCCTCTTCCCACGCGGTGATGTAGCCGCCCGCTCCGTCAGGCGTGCGCTTTTTCTCCATCAAAATGCACTTGTGGGAAAAATCGTCCAGTAAACTCACGGTTCCACCCCCTTGAGCTTGCGCCAGTCATTTAACCGGCCTTTAAAAGCGCCCTGCCAGCCCGTCCCGGCGCTCGTGTCGGCATTTCCGCCGCTTGCCTTTGTGTAACTGTACCCGCCGAAGCTTTCGCTCGTGTACGGGCTTAAAACGGCTTCACCGTTCTTTTCTTCCCACGCGGCGATATCTTCGGCAAGCAAAACCACAGCCTTCGGAACAGCCAACACCCACACCGTTCCGGTAAAGGTTTCATCCGTAAGGTCAGCCGCCGGATATTGATGCAGACCGTCATTAAACACAGAGCCGCAGATGCGGAAATATTGATTGTTCAGGAGAAAGGGCAGCGCAATGCTGCCGTTCTCCACGGCGAACGTGCCCTCGTGAATCTCCACAAGGAACCAGTTGTTCAAGTGCCGTAAGACTTGTTCAAGCATTACGCTGCCCTCCTATTTAGCCCGCGCCGGCCACAGAAACGGTAGCCACGGCAATGCCGTCCAGATACTCAGCCCACAGCTTCATGCCCATGATGGCGTACATATCGCCCGTGGCGCGGCTGTAATCGCCGTCAACATGGACGCCGATCAGGTTGGTCTCGCCCTTCACGGTGTAATTCAGCCCCAGCTTGGCAAAGTCGCTGTCGCTCGGGTCTACATAGTACAGGTCGATGTTCTCCACGGGCAGAGCGATCACCTTCTTGGAGGCGATGTACTTCTCGGGCAGCAGGAACATGGTGCGGTAGCCCATGAAGTTCTCCACGTAGTTGATGCCGAACATCGTCTGCACGGTGATCTCCTTGTCGCCCAGGTAATCGTAAGCGTCGATGATATTGGCAAAGCCCACCACCTCGGTCACGTCCTTATCCAGACCGGCAAACTTGTCCAGCACCTTGCCCTTAGCCATAGCCAGAGCACGCTGCCACGTTTTCTCGGTCACCTTCAAAGTGCCGGTACCGAGGAAGGTGTAGAAGTCGGTCAGGACCTTGTTCTGCAGGGCCACAAGGAAAGCCTCGTCGGTCTTCTCCACGGCAACGTCAGCGCCGTACTTTGCGACACTCTCGATGGTCACGCTCTTGGCGTACTTGTTAATGTCGATATCGCCGTAGGCAACAGGATCCACCTTCATCTTGGTGAAGGGGATCTCGTCACCCTCTGCCACGGTGCCGCCCTTGAGGCCACCGTCCACGCTGGCCTTGTAGGAAACCAGCTTCGTGCCGGGGGCCTTGCGAATGGGGCGCATAATGCCCATGATGTTACGCAGTGCGTCCCAGTTATCGGCGAAGCGGGACACGAAATCCACCTCACGGGCGGAAGTGGTAAACTGTGCAGAAGTTGTTACGTTAGTTTTCGCAGCCATAAATAGCTCCTTTCAAAAAATCAGTTATTTTCGCTTGCCATCAGATCGGCAAGCGCTTTCTGGCGCTCCGCCGTAGACATCACATAGCGGCCTTTATCGTCCTTCTTGTAGATGTCCTCTCGGGATTTTGCGCCGCCGGTGTTTGCCGGGGGGTTGGCGGGATTCGCTCCGTGCGTCTGTGTGGTGGAGACAAGCCCCTTGTAGGTGCCGTCTACGAGCGCATCAAGGCTCTTGGTGTCCTTGATCTTGTCGCCGTCCATCTCCAATGCGGCCATTTCTTCGACACAGCCGCGCATCGCAAGGTCCAAATTCGCGCCGGTGATGTTTTTGCTCTCAAAGTAAGCACGCACGGCCTTTTCCTTTGCCGCCTTGCTTTCCTTTGCCGTGATGTCGGTCTTAAAGGCTTCAAAGGCCGAGTGTTCCTTCTCGTACTTCTCCTTGTAACCGCCGTCACCCGCTGCCTTGAGGTCGTCCAACTGCTTCTGAACGCCGGGCAGCTTCTCCGCATCGGCCTTGTAGCGGGTCACATCCGCCTTTAGGCCGTCCACGGTGTCGGTATGCGCCTCGATGATGGTATCAACCTGCTCATCGGTAAGCCCCATACCCTTCAAAAGTTTTCGTGTAAGTGCCATGACACTATCTCCTTTTCTTCGGTTCCGTTCCTTCGGAAACGATAGTCTTATAAAAACCGCTGTCCTTTGCGGTAATTAACAAAAAGAGCCAACTGCATACAATTTGTAAGCAATTAGCTCCTATTTCAGTTCGTCCTCCAATATCTTCCGGTATTGGATGGCATGGTCGGCGGCAGCAGGTTTCAAAAACGGCTGTGCCTTGTTGCCACGCGTGTAATGCCAATTTCCCTTTGCGTCCTGATACACCCACGGTGTAGGCCGTCCGCCGCCACCTTCGGCGTAAATGCCGGTTCCTAATTCCACATACGCACCGTACTCAGAATCCGTTCCGATGATTGCCGCCGGTTCCTGCTCGTCTACCACATGAGTAATGCTGTTGCGCAGATTGCCGGTGTCAACGGGGCACAGCTTTTTTGCATATCCCTCTGCCACCAGTCCGCACTTTTCAAGCCCGCGCAGCAGCGCCGCCTTAATTTCGGCAGAAATCTCTTTGCTGTTGTCTTGGATTTTAACGCTCATTTTCAAATCCCTCTTGACTATTTTACGGAAATTGCATATACTATCTATGAGGAAACTCATGTTTCCGTTTTATCGAGGTAATCCTCCGCCCGTTCTGGTGGGGGGTTGCCTCATTTTTTATATCGCCGCACAAAGAGGACAGCCCCGTTATGCAGCGCAATTATATCTGCATTAAACGATTTGCTTCTTGTTGCTCTCGCATCCAATACATCAATTAGTTTTTTCTTATCAATCCCATCGGCAACATCAAAAATCACCCCTCCTTGATTCCCGTGTATCTGCTTTATCGCTTTGCGCAGAGCGCTATCTGCGGCTTTTTCTGTGGAAATCGACTTTATTTCCCATTGCTTCCCTTTCCACAGCATGTCTGGCATTTGCATACCTGGCGTCTGCGATTCTTTCAGTAGCACAATTTTCCCGCCGAACAGCTCTCTAATTTGATTTGCTACATTTATTTCTTCTTTGTGGGTTTTGGAGCGGTATCCGTTCTCGTATCGCACCTTACCCATGCGGGGCTTGGCAGAATCTATGTATTTCTTCGTAACATCCTTTGCAGATTTTTCGCTCCCCATGTGATATGGGGATAACTGTTTGCCGCTGTATCCCTGCTTCGATGCTTCCCACTGAGCATATGTCATGTCAGATATAAGCCCGTCGCGTGTCCTACGCAGCCCGTCTGATGTATCTACCCCATCCACGGCGGCAATCAGCGTACAGCGGCAGTTATATATCTCCCACGGTGGTCCTTGTGGGTCGCCGGGAAAACGACAACCGTTAGAAAACTTCTTGTCCTGCGCCACTTGTTCGCCGTCAAGCATGGCATGAGAGTGGCGTGTACGCGCGTCCAGCGTAGCCAACCATTCTTTTTTGAGCTTAATGCCCATCTTTTCCGCTGCCGCATAGCTGTCCATGCGTCCGGCGTTCTGCGCGCCGGTCACGGCTGTGCGGGCGGTGCGGATGGCGGAATCGCGACTCATGGTGGTAATGCGCTTTTGCAGATCATCCGCCATGTGCTTGATGCTCTTTCCCTGCAAGATGGAGCTGGTGACGCTTGCCGTAATTTGCTTCTTGCCGTATGCGAGATCAATCCCGCGTTTCAGTGCTCTATCCTTTGGATAGTACGGCATCAGCCCCGGCTGCTCTACGATTAGGCGTTTCACCGTCTGCTCGTCCCACAAGTCAAATCCGACGTTGCCCGCAACCTGTTCGATGGTGTACGCCGCATAGTTGCGGTTAAGGGAGTAGATACCGGGCGTTGCGTCATTGGTGTAAGACACCGCCACGGCGTTTGCATCGGTAACACGGTGTGCCACCTTGTCCCGCATAGCCTGATAGCGTTTCCCACGCCCGATCTGGTTGAACCGCCATTGCTTATAGTCGGCCTCCGTCCATTCCTTTCCGTTCTGCACGGTGCCGATCAGCGCCTTCATTTCCTCGTCGCGCTTTTTGAATTGCTCAAAATATGCGTCGATGGTAGCTCGCAGTTCTTCCCCCGCCTCGCGGTATAGCGTTGCAATACGCCGCTCCAGCTTCGCAAGCTCCTTATCGGTCAGCTTGTGTCCGAGGTCACTGTTCGCCATCGCCGTTCACCTCCGGCGCATCCGGTTCCGCAAAGCTCCGGTCAATCTCTTCTGCAGCCTTCCGCTTTGCCATGTCCTCGTACTGGTCAATGTCGCCGTTGATGGTCAGCAGCTTCTTCGTGATGTATTCGTCATCGTAATACGCCGCACCCAGAAGAATGTTCTGCGTTTCCTCGCTCTTGTTGATGATCTGATTGCGCGTGTAGCTTGGCTGATCCTCAATGCCTGCCAAACGCAAAATTTCCACAATAAACCGCGTGACCTCGGATTCAAACTTGTCCGTTTTCAGATCCAGCGGCACATAGCTGGCCTTGATCGCGGTCGCCGTCTGGTTCCCGGCAGATACCGCCGCAGCGTCAAAGCACTGAAAATCCTCGTATAGCTTCTTCTTGAGCATATCAATGGTGCTGCTCGTGCCCTCATACGGGGCCTCGATGGTCTTGCTCTCCACCTTTGCGCCATCATCGCCGTTGGCGTGGGCAACATGCGTGGTTTTCAAGCGCTCCACAAACTTTGCATCGTCGAGGTCGTCCATGCCGTTGCAGTTAGACAGCACCCAATAAATCAGGTTGCCCTCATCCACATTGTTAACCATGTTCGAGGACGCCAGATCCAGCGCGTCAATGGTGTTGCGCTTGCCGACGATTTCGGAGAGACACCGCTTGTTGTTTTTCAGCGGGACGATGGGGAAACTCGGATAATTCCCGCCGTCGTAAATCTCTGTTTCGCCGACTTCCGCCTTGCGCTCGATCAGCTTATAGCTGCGCTTTGGCTGCATGACGGCCATATCCTCGCCGCTAGGCTGGAAATACTCGGTAAAGCCGTCGCTCTCATACAGCGTCGCTCTCATAGGCTTATCCTGTGCCACCTGCCAGAACCGGATACCGGCTTTCATCGCGCCGTCCTCTTCATCATAGAGGGGGACGAACTCAAGCAGGGAGAACACCCGAAGATGCGTCAGATCCCAAAAGCCGAAGGATACGCCTGCGATTTTCGCCGCCCGCGCCGCATCCATGACTTCCTGGTCAAAGTCCGGGCATAGCTTGTTCGGCGTTTCCTTCTCCGCAAAGGTTACGCCGTTGCCCAGCAGATATGAAACTTCCTGATCCACCGCCAGGCCGAAGAAACGGCTGGCCAGCTTATGGTTTGCCGTCCACATATCCGTGTGGGCACGGCCCTGCATATCGTAGATGATCTTTTCATAGCGGTTAATGGTCGGATTCAGGCCATTGTAATATTCCTCAGCATCCGCCGCCGTCTTGTATGCGTGTGAGCTTCGATGCTCGTTGATTGCTCCGCGAATAAACCCAATCCGCGCCTGGTCACTTTCTCCGACCGCAACAAGGTCATTGTAAGTTTTGATAGCCTCTCACTCCTATCTGCTCCAAATGGGGACATAATCGCGCTTATACGCCTTATTTTTCAAAATCGTATAGGCAAAATAGCGCGTTTCGTCCATTGCGTGGTCGTTTTCCTTGATTGGCCTGTCATCGGCGGATTTTTCGTCCCACCGATACAGCCCAAACTCGCGGATGCAGTCTTTGCAACCTCGGTGTATCTTGATTACGCCGTCCTGCAAAAACCGCGCCGTAGTCATAATGCCGTTGTTTACGTCGTTGTTGGCCTTTCGCACCATATAGCCCCGCCGCCGCAAAACCTCGATAAACGAGGCTGCAGACGGGTCAACGATAATGCTTTTGACGTCCGCCTCGCCGATAAGCTTTTTAATTTCGTCGGCGTATTCCTCGTCCGTCTTGTTCTTCTGGTTCTCGCGCCCGGAATAGTAATACTCGCGGATGCGCGTGGCCGCCTTGCCGTCCCAGCACCAAAGTCCTGCAGAAAACGGGTTAAGTGTGCCATAGTCGCAGGACACATAGTATTCGCCCTTTTCCGGCAGCTCGTCCACAATGCAGCTCTCGTCAAACATGGGATAGATCAGCCCCTCGGCCACAACCCACAAGCCGCGAATGTATCGGTCGTAGAACACGCCGGAAAACATTGCCTGATAGCGTTCCAGCGTCTTTTGAGATAAGCCGGGGTTGTCCGTCATTTCAAAATGCAGATACAGCGCGTTCCGCTCTCGGTTTCGCTTGATCCACTCTGTATAAAACCAATGCTGTGGACTTCCCGGGTTGCAGGAAAACCACAGCTTTGCACCATCTACCGAGCAGCGGGTCAATGCCTGTTCCACAAACGAGCGCGGCATCAGCACCACTTCGTCCAGCAGCACCCCCGCCAGCGTGCGGCCCTGGATCAGCGTATAGCTTGCCTCGTCCTTGCCGCCGAACACTTCAAAGTAATTCGTTACGGCACCGCGCCGGACTTCCATCACCTTGTCACCGCGCCTCCATCGAATGATATAGCGCTCCTTTGCCAAACTCATCGCCGTGAACGGCACGATGATGTTCTTGGTGCAGCTGTCCACCGTGCGTCCACACACGCCGAAGCGCTGACCGCTGAAATTCTCCATCGCCCAGCGGACGAACGCCCACATCATGATAGAGGTCTTGCCAGAACGCACAGCGCCGTCGCAGATCAAGGCATCATAGCAACTGTATGGAAATGCGAGGATTTTTTTCTGCTTGTGGCTAATCATGGTCTGTCCGGATATTTCTGCTTAATCACAGAATGGCTTTTAATCTCCGCGTCAATTTCGAAGATGTCACTATAAATATCGTCATCTTCGTTATCACATAATGTCAACGCCTGTTTTGCCGTCCCTTGTTTTTCAACCTCAATCCACCAACCGCCTAAGTCCTTTTTGGGATAGCCAATACGGATAATCGTCCCATCAAAAAAACGGATACGAACATCATGGTCAAAACAGTCGATTTCGTCTTCTTTATAAACGCTACCGTAAATTTCCACAAGGTCATCGCTGCAACCGTAAATCTTAATCATCGCTCTCAAGCTCCTTTGCCATTTCACGCAGGCTCACACTCAATGCGTCATCCTGCGTGTTGTCAGTCGGTAAACCCAGCTCCACAATATCGCGCTGCCCAAGGTACTGTTTCCCCAGCCAAATCGCCATGCTTGCGTTCTTTGCCGCAAGCTGCCACTGGCTCCGACGCAGTGAAATTTTCCCCGCTCCTCGCTTTTGCGCAAAAACTTCCGAAAAACTTCTCTTATAGGTTCGTTTGCACCATGTTTCCAATGTGTCCGAGCATACATCAAACCAGCCGCAGATTTCCTCAAGCGTGCATTGCAGGCCGCAGAGGTCCTCGAACTGCTTCTGATCTATTTCCTTTCTTGGCCTTGCCATACGCGCCCTCCTTTCTCGCAGTCAGCTTTCTCGCCGCCAATGTATGCAGGCCATTCATGGCCCCTGTAATATCGCCGGACTTAATCAGCCCGTTCAGTGTTTTCATCTGCTGTGTGGATAAATACTGCTGGTTTTTCTTCAACATCCTCCGCGCAGTCGCCTGAGCATCAGTCATGCAGAAGCACCGCCTTTTCTCCGGTAAACTTTTCCCATCGATCAATAATGACGTCCGCATACTTCGGATCGTACTCCATGCAGAAAGCGTGTCTGCCATTCTGCTCCGCTGCCATGATCGTTGTGCCGGAGCCAGCGAACAGGTCGAGGACATTCTCTCCCGGCTTGCTGGAGCACTGCATCTGGTAATCAAACAGCTTAATCGGCTTCATGGTCGGATGCTCCGCAGATTTGACAGGCTTATCAAAATTCAGCACGGTTGTCTGTCTGCGGTTCTTGAAGAAATAATGCTTCTTCCCTTCCGTCCATCCGTACAGGCAAGGTTCGTGCGCTTCCTCTTCAATCTCGCTCTCACCATACAAGCAAGGCTCATGTTTCCACTGGAAATCCTGTCTCCCCATCACAAGGGAGTTCTTCACCCAGATCAGGCACTGCCGTACACGCAGCATTGCGTCTTTACACGCGCCTCGGAAGTTATACCCCTCGCTGTCTGCATGCCAGATGTAGAACGGAGCACCTGGCTTCATGACCATCGCCGCATTGGAGAATGCATCCGTCAGGAAACGCCTGAATGCCGTATCCTCCATATTGTCGTTCTTAATCTTCCCGGCGGTGCCCTGATAGTCCACATTGTACGGTGGGTCTGTGAGCAGCAAATCCATTTGTGCCCCCCCCACGAGCTTCTGTACGTCTGTCAAAGATGTGCTATCTCCGCACATAAGGCGATGGTCTCCAAGCTGGTACACATCGCCAAGCTTGCTCTTCGGCTCTGCCGGTAAAACAGGATCGTAGTTGTCCTCTACCACTGACGTGTCGAGTTCATCACGCAGCCCCCAATCAAAGTCAAACGCCGACAGGTCAAGACCAGGCAGTTCATCAGCCAGCAGGTCAAAGTCCCAGTCGCTCTCGTTGCTTTTGTTATCCACCAACCGTAAGGCGTTCACTTGCTCCGGTGTCAGATCGTCCACGCAGACACAAGGCACTTCTTCCATCCCCAGCTTTTTTGCCGCCAGAGCGCGGCAGTGACCGATTATGATCACACCGTCACGGTCAATCACAATCGGCTGCACAAATCCGTATTGCTTGATGCTCTCCGCAACATTGTTGATTTGCCTCTTATCATGCTTTTTTGCGTTGGCGGCATACGGCACAATATCCGCAAGCCGCCGTTTTGTGATTTCCATGCTTTCCTCCTGTTTTGTCACCAGCCCCCACCCCTTGGCTACAGTAACAGTCTTTCCCCTCCCATGCGGCCTTCTGGAAGCTCTCAAACATGGGTTACAGCGAGCATTGTCATTTCCATGTGAGCCACGACGAACGGTCTCACAGTGTCCGGGTGCTACCCGGCCTCTTGTGCAAGCGGCTGGACTCGAACCAGCGACAGAAACCCGACATTTGCCTTGCTCCGCTCTATCCGACTGAGCTACGCCTGCATATATAGGTGCCGTGTGGGAGGTGCGACCTCCCGCCCCTGATCGTGGGGTGCAACGAGCGCACGGCATATAACAACAGCCTATAGGTTTCCCTACAGGCTGTTTGTGCCGGTATGACCTTTCGGTGCCAGAAGGTGCGCCCAATACCGGCGGCGCATAAGATGGAGGAAACGGGTTGAGTGGAAAGACGGGTGGATGGCTATGCCTTATCATCCACTGTACCTATTGTAGCACATCATTAGGTGGAATTTGTGCCAACTTTCTCTGCAAAACCACAATATATGGCTATGTCAAGCAAAAACTGCTCTTTTCTCCTGCTGAATGTCCGCTCGCTTATCCCCGGCACGATGATCCTACTTCGAGAATACTTGTGCTTGCCCTGACAGTTGCGCATGATCCCCTGTGTAAGCTGCTTTCGGACGCGCTCACTCTCCAAATCCCGCCCACATCGATCTATGGCGTATTCCACTGCCCGCATTTTCTTGGTTTCCGGCCAGTTTTCTATGGCGGCAAGCTGCTCCGCCTTGCTTTCGGACGGCCTACCAATGCCTGGAGAGTGGGGCATTCCCTCCGTTGCACTGCTTCCGCCGCTCAGTATCTCGCTCCGTGCATCGTTGTATGCCTGTACTCTCCGTGGATAACCTCTGACATAGGCGATGCACTCAAGCCGCACATCATACGGCAGTGTTTGTTTTCTGCTCATGCCCGCCTCCTCACTCTGCGTTGTTGATTAGTTTGTAGTCGCTCCGCAGAGCGTCCGCAATGTCTTTCTTGGTCACATAGCCGCTGTTCTTTGCATTCACCAGCTTCACAAGGCACTTTTGCAGATACTCAATGCTCATGGTGTCGTGACTGTCCGGCGTTTCCTCCAGCACATGGAATCCAAACTTTGTAAGCAGCACTTCGGATACCAAATCCATATTCTGCTTTGTCCCTATCAGCTTTCCCTGCTGGTACGCTTTCATGGGGTTGTTGGGCAGGGTTTTGCCGTCAATTCTCATTTCCGTCCCTCCTTGATCTTGTCCATCAGAAGCAGCCGCACAGCTTGGCAGAGTGCATATACAAGGCTATTCTGCCAAATGCTCCGTCGCTCCTTAATGCGGCACATACCGTTCTCGATTTCCTCCAAGGCTTCCAGCATTGCGTCTTTATTCGCCATCGGCTGCCCTCCACGGAGTGTCCACGCATTCAGGATGGACAATCTCCATCTCGATCGCCCACAGTAGGTTCCACGCCGCAGCTACAAGGTGCGGCTCATCTACATAGCCCGCCAAATATTTTGCTGCGTGGCGAATGGCGGAATCTAACAGACTGTGGGTTGGGATTCCTTTATCGACATTATGCTCCCCGTATTTCAAAGCACCCGCCTCGCAGTGCTTCGACACTTCCATGATAGCCAACCAAGGGAGCAAATCCATCCGTCCCTTGCCCGTGTGCATATCCCGGAGTGCTCCGCTTGGAAACTTTGTTCTTTCTCCGCTGTCTTTAATCATAGTCCTTCCCTTCTCCGTAGCTGCAAAAGTCATCGTCCTTTACTGTGACATCGTACTCGCTCAGCTCATACCAATAGCCTTCGCAGGAACGTCCATTTCCATCTTTGCAACTGTACTTGCAGTCCTTGCACCGCACCACCGGCACAGCGTCAACGGTGGGGGCAATATATTTCGCTATGTGGGAGGCCTCCGTAAACCCCTCTGCTAAATTGTCAAGGTGCTTTTCCCCTTCCCATATCAGTTTCATCGTTTGTTTATATTCGGCATCTAACAGTTTTGGGAGCGCATCCGCATCAATCAGCCGCATCCTCACCACCTCCGTCCATCTTTGCCCCGCAGTTGGGGCAGTAATTCGCACCATACGGCAAACATTCGCCGCACAGAGAGCACAGCCAAAAACACCCTATGTCTCCGTCTTCAATTTTTCGCCCATGTACCACCGTGGCCACATCAGCGGCGGGAGCATCGCTTACTTCCCGCAACACTTTGGCGGCCTGCAAGTATGGGATTTCCTGTGGGCTCTCCGAAAACACATCCTTGGTGTAAATAGAACTATGATATCGTTTCGTGTTCTCAATTGCTCTCGCCCCGGCGTTCATGGCAAGCATGAGTTCTTCCGTGCGCTCGATGTATTCAGCCATTGTCGTCCTCCTGTTCTTCCTCCTCGTCGGATACAGCCGCGCCATCGTTCTCTGCAACACAGCAATCGGTGCAGACGCTCTCTCCGTTTGGCAAACCGTAGCACTTTTCGCCCATTTCGATGCGTTTTCCGCAGAATGCGCACCAATTCCATAGCCGACTCATTTCATCGCCTCCAATGCTTTCTCCGTCTCCTCGCTTACCGCAGTAATTCTCCCATGTTTCACCAGATCACAGAACGCATTGTAACCCATGTAAAACACAATTCCGCAACTGCTGCAATAGCGAATTGCAAGCTCTACATCCTTCATAAGTCGCGGGCTGTCGATGTTTTCCTCGCATAGCAAAGTGCGCCCCCTGGTAAATGGCAGCACTACCAGCCGACCGTCAGCCTGTGCCCTTAGCAATGGGTCAGCTACCTTGTGGTACTCATCCAATGTTTGCTGCATTGCCGTGATTTCCTCCGGTTCCAGCCACGTGTCCTCGTAGGCGGCGAGGCGTTCAACCAGACAGTCAAACGATGGGCAATCTATGCAATCCATGTCCACATTGCAATTACCAGAACACTTCATGTAATGGTCGGTGCCAAGATAGTGTTTTTCCGTCAGTCGTTCCATCACTCCACCTCCTGCATCCAGAACTCGCGGCGGCAATCGGCACAGGACCCATAAGGACTTGCGCATCCCCCGTACGCATTCCTGTATCCGAAAGAGAAAAGCACGGGACACGCACTCAAAGTTCCCCCGTCGAAAACCAGCGCCTCCGGGTACTGCTCCAGAAACACGCTTTTCCGTGTCTTACGCGGATGTGCAGCAGCCCATTCCTCTACTTCTTTTACAACGTCCTCGGCCGGTATTCCCTCAGCCAAAGTAGGCAAATGTTTCCCAGTAACCTTATACATTCTTCTGTGCTCTTCAATAAACTTCACAGCGTCCATATTGTCGGCCCTCCTATCTCATATGTCGTTTTCCGTCCTTTGCGTATCTGGCGCTCTGCCGCACATGGCGCTCCCGGGCTGCGGTGTTGGACCGATCCACCCAGGGTTTTTCCTCCAGCCGCTGGGCCTCATACGCCCGGAACGCCTCGCAGCTCTTCCGGCAGGCCCTGCATGGGAGCCTGTCCGGGCAATCTTTTACGCAGGGGCTTTTCACTCCTACCACATCCTTTCTTGCGCCGTATGTTCCGCAAACCGCTGTTCTTGCAGTTGGAAATATGTCGGTTCGATCTCGCACCCCACAAACTCAAAGCCGAGGTTGTAGGCCGCTATCCTGCTGCTTCCACTGCCCAAGTGTGTATCCAGTATGCGCCAGCCTTCTTTGGCGTACTTCATCAGTAACCACTCGTACAATGCCACGGGCTTTTGCGTTGGATGAATTCTTTGCCCCTTTTCTTGCAACGGCGAGTAATAAAAAGTTCTCGCAGATGTATCGAAAGAAGTCCATGCAAATTCGCAAGATGCAAAAGAAATATCTTCCGGCTGCTTTTTGTCCCAAATAACAAATCCCCTACAAGGCGGAAGATCGTAATAATTTCCCCCCCATATTATTTGGTTTTTGCTGCATCTTTTTAATTCGCTAAAATACACATCACCTGGAGTCGCATCGTCCCATCTTGTTTCAGTGGCATTGTATTTTTTCAATCGGCCACTATCATGAATGCTAATTCCATACGGTGGGTCAACAATGGCAAGATCAAATGCTTTATCCGGTAGCGCCTGCATATACTCCATGCAGTCTACGTTCAGCGCGATTTGATTCATTCGCTCCACCTCACGATCTTTTCCTGGACACCCCACTGCAGGGCGTCCTCGTGGCTATCAAAGTACAGGTCAATGCGGTTTCCGCTGATTGCTCCTCCCACATCCTGCGCTATGTAGATATGCCCATCAATCTCAACCTCCGTACCCATCGGGATAACATCCGGGTCCGTTGCGATGGTCACGCCCTGTGTGGCTTTCGCTCCTGTGGCTGTATAGCCGTTTGAATACGCTCCACAGCATTTTTCGCATGGGCAGTATGCTGTCACGGTCATGGTGCTTTCGTTCGTGTAGGCGGCTTCCTGCGGCGTTTCTTGGCGGATTACTTCCGCCACCGGCGGGGAAACGGGTTCTTGCTCCTCCACATATTCCGCTTCTGCGGCAAGTAGCTCCACCCACAATATCCCGGCGGCAAACAGCAGACCAAGGGCCGCACCTCCGGCAACTGTAAATATGCTCTTTCTGCTCATTTTCTTCCTCTCCCGTATACCATCCATTGCATAGATACCCCAAGCGCATCACAGATATGTGCCAGCACCCACACCGATGCGGTGCTGTGTCCACACTCAATATAGCTGATTGTCGATGGTGCTACACCAGATTCCAAAGCCAAATCATTCTGCGACATAAGTTCCTTCTCCCTCGCCTCCCGCAGGCGCTTCCCCATACCCGCAAAATCTGCCGTCATGTGTATCCTCCTTTCTATCATCAGGATCGTACTTTGGGCAACTTACCACCAAAAACGATGTGTATTTTTCGTTTTTGGTCGGAATTGCATTCCATCCCTTTACCGGCTCAAAGCGTATAGGCCAGCCCTTTTTTGTGTAGTCTACTTCTGTCCATGAGCATTTTCCATACGCTTTTCTACAAGTCCAGCAAAGCGTTTTCCCTCCAGTGGTAATATGCTCCTTCACAAGTTTTCTCCTCCTCTCACCACTCAACCGTGACTTCACATTCATTCGGCATAAGCAGGCGTAGATTTTGCAAAACGCTTTCCCGGTCTCCCCGGATAGTGAGCCGTGCGTGCAGCAGCTCTGCACCCCTTGCGGGTGGGGCAATTTCGTCGGTCTGCTTCTCCGGCGTTTCTGCTGCCGTCACTTCGGCTGTGTGCCACTCCGATAGTTTCTTTTGCCACAAGTCAAGGTTCCGACCACCTCGCACAAACGGCACGCCCAGCTTTTCTCCATATTCTCTGATGGTGGCGCTGCAACAGCCCATCTCGTCTGCAAGGTATGTAGCTGCCGCTCCACAACTCTGCATATTCCGCAGGTATTCTCGCTGCAGATCGTCCGGCATTCCCTTGAATTCATCCAACGGCATAGGCCGCGTGATGTTGTAAGTTTTCACCGCTCCGTTCATCTCCTTTTTCTGCGCCGCAGTGAGATAGTCACTGGGCAATCTGCATTTCCCACGCTTACGGTTTACATGGGCAAACGCACCTCTTGCAACACGCTTTTTCTGCACGATGTCATAGTCAAAATCATTCATAGGCGGTTATGCTCACCTCCGTCCGTGGGGTCTCCTTGTCGTACAGCACCCGGCTTTCGTCATGACTGACGATAATGCCGCAGTGATCGTCCAGCAGCACACGCGCCTTGACCATCACATCGTCAACAGCTTCCAGCAGATTGGTTAAATCCACTCGCCGCTTGGTGGGCATATAAAACAGGCATTTAACCTCCACTGGATAATCGATCGGCTCATGCACACCAGCCTTTTTGCAGTACCACACAGCTTTTGCCTCGTAGTCGATGTACTTCTGCGACGGCATGATAAACGATTTCCCTGTCTTGCTGCTGTGCATAATGCGCTGGCTGTTTTTCTTCGTCACAGGTGGCAGGGGTATGGTAAAGTGCAGTTCAGCCATTTCCGTCTCCCATCTCCATCTGCCCGTCAACCTGCATGGCCTTTTCAAGGCGTCGGTATGTCCCCAGCTCGTCCAATGCCCGCTTGCGGTACATGGAAAGTAAGGCTTGCTTTTCTTCCTCCGTTTCCGCCAGCTTGTAGCCGCCGTCTTTCATGGCAACGATAGGCACACCCTGCCGCCTCTGCTCCCGTATCATCCGGCGGTTCTCTCTGTCCGGCATACCGGTCAATGCTTCAAGGTTTTTCCGGGTGTATGTAATGCCGGGAATCATGCGTAATGTGGTCATTTCAGCCTCCAATTCTGCTTTTTCCCGATGTTCAGCATATAATCCTTCGCCCTCTGGTTGATCCTGCTCCCGATTGCCTCGTCCCAGCTCAAAATGCGGTCAATGGTCAGCTCCGTGGAGATGATCGTGATTGCATCCGGGTTGATATACCTGGCATTCAGCAGGTCAAAGGCGATGTTTTTGTCGGCATCCGTTACGCTCCCCTTGAGAAAATCGTCGATATACAGCGCACGGACGGTTTTCAGCGGCTGCATGGCTTCGGCGTATGCTTCGGCATCGCTGGTCTTTGCCTTGATTGCCGGAATATCTCCCCGCCATTGCACATACCGCACTGGGATTCCTCCGTCCATCAGCTTGGTGCAAATCGCCGTACACAGGTGTGTTTTCCCAGTGCCGGGAGAGCCGCCGATGAAAAACCACTTGCCTTTCCAGTCGGTCAAATACTTCTCCGCCGCTTGCTTTGCGGCCTGTTGCCAATACTCCTGAGTTTGGAACGACTCAAAGGTGCAGCTATCCAGCAGTCCCAGAAGTCCGGAACGCTCCATGCGAAGCCTATTCCGACGAATGATCTCACATTTGCAGGTTCTACTCACCAGTTCGCCGCTTTCCGTGCGCCGGACGGTGTAGCCCAGCCCGCCGCAGATGTCACAGCCATGTTCCGACATGGTATTCTTGCTTTGTTGGCTGTTCACCGGCTTCCTCCTTTCTGCGCTTCTCCCATGTTCTGACGGCAGCCTTCCAGTCCTTCATGCGGTTTTTCCCAACCATCCATCCCTTGCTGGCGTAGAAATCGACGAACTGCTGTGCGTCAACCGCAGACCCCCGTTCGGAGATATAAGCCTGAACTTCGGCCAAAGAAGGCGGAGAGAAGCGCGCCTCGCGCGCATTATTCTCGCTTCTCGATTCTCGTATATCGATTCCCGATTCTCGATTCTCGAATACGGGAACATCTGCATTCATTTGTTTGCAAATGATTTCATCTGCTTGCGTAGGCTCTACAGGCTCAGGATATTTGCTTTCCTTTGCTCTCTGGTTCTGATACTTACCCCATGTTGGTAGGTAGAGGAAGCGCTTGCCCTGTGAAGTATAAAGGGCAACCAATCCAGCACTCGCCAGTCCATGAAGGGCGTTTTCTACAGTTTTCAGAGTAAGATTTTCTTTCAAAGGGAATAGCCTGTTTTTGATAATCGCGGCCCGTCCGTCATAGCGTCCGAAATCATCGCAAGAAACAATCAGCCGATAGAACAAGACCTCCTCGAACCACGAAAGCCCATCTATGCTGTCGCTGGTGCAGATGCTCTCGCGTATGATTCTGTTCGGCATCGGCGCACCGCCTTAAAACGGCAAATCGCCGTCGTCCTCGGAAATCTCCTCGAATGTCTGTGCGGGCTTCTGTGGTGCGCTGTCCTTGCTGCCGCTGAAATGTACCCGGTCCGCCGTCAGCTCCACCACCGTGCGCTTGTTGCCGCTGTTATCCTCGTATTCCCGGCTGGAAAGTTTGCCCTCCACGACGATCTCCTTGCCCTTAGCAAAGTGCTTGCAAATCATCTCTGCCGTGCTCTGCCATGCCACGCAGGAGAGAAACAGCTTCGTTTCTCTGTCCTTTACCTTCTCGCTCCATGCCACACGGAAACTGCACACCGCTGTTCCGCTGTTGGTGCGGCGCAATTCGGGGTCAGAGCAAAGCCGCCCCTGCAAAATCGTTCTGTTTACCATCGTTTTCCTCCTTACAAATAGCTTTTTCCAAATTCACGGCGGAAGTCATCTTCCGTCCATCTCTGTTCCTGCATGGCCTTTAACTGGCCGTAGCGCTTCAGGCGCTGCATCTGCCCTGTGCTCTGGTGTACGGCGCTGGGTGCGAAGATGTGGCACCTCCTGTGGCACAAATACACCACAAGGCCGTATTTCTCGCTCTTTTTCCGGTATGCGCCGCCGAAGATGTGGTGCAGGTCCAGCGGATCCTCCGCCCCGTTTCGCCCACATAAAAAGCATCGTCTCTCATCCAATGGGCTGCGCCTCCCCCCATTGGGATTTCAGCGCCGCCAGCTGCTGCGGGGTCATGGTCTCGATCCCCGCCTCCCGGCAGTCCTCCACCACCCGGTCAATGAGCCGGGCCATCTGTTCCGTGTCGTAGGTGGAGGAACCGTACCACAGCGTCACGTTGGCGCAGCCTTGGAGCTTGCTGGGTGCCTTTTCCGCCATCCAGCCCAGCCCCCGTCCGCTCCACCGGCGCATCAGCTCGTCCGCCGCCTTTTCCTGCACGCATACGATGTCGCTGACCCCGGCGATCTGCCGGATCTCCTCCTGATAGATGCCCTCCTTGGTGGCCCCGTAATGCGCCGCCAGCTTGTCCATCAGCACCCAGCAGTAGGCGTTGGCATCGAGGCTCCGGCCCTTCCGCCGCAGCACCGCCCGATACTCCTTCCCCGGCTGCAGCTCGTCCACCACGTCCATGGCGGAAAGCGCCGTCGGCACCCGCAGGCACAGCCAGTCTCCCGCCCCGTCCTGCATCCATTTGGCCTCCAGCACGCTGACCTCCGTCATGGCTGCACCGCCTCCTCTCTGGGCCATTGCCCCGTTTTCAGGCACTTTGCCAAGTACCGCAGCCTCGGCAGATACGCCCGCTCCACCAATTCCTCGTCATAGGGGATGGGATGAAAACTCATGCGCCCCATGTCGATGGGAAGGAAGTAGTTCTGGATCTCCGCCTCCGTCATCCGGTAGGCTGCAATGCGGCACTCCTTCCGCCGCCGCAGCCCCCATCCGCTTGCCAGCATCTCCACCTGACACTGCTGCCAGTATTCCTTGCTCACCCGAAATTCCGCCTTGCTGTGGGTCTTGACCTCCGTGATGAGCCGGGCATCCTCGCCGTCGTAGTTCACCCGCAGCCGCAGCCCGTGGATTCGTACCTGCCGGTCTCTGGTGCGGATGCCCAGCGCATCCAGGATCTTCCCCTCATAGGCCGTCCCCGCCTGCATGGCCGGGGTGGTGAAGGTCTCCTGCCGGATGCCCAGCTTCACGCTCCACCATTTCCGGAAGGTCTCCGTGTCCCACCGGCTCATGACCTTGGACGTGTCCGAGGCCCCGATCCAGCCGCTGCGGTCGTGGTCGTGGATCACAGTCGGCTCACCGCCTTTTCAAGGCTCCCCAGCTTGTCGAACCACCCCATCATGGTGGCCATCTGCTTGTCGTTGATGCCCAGCTGCGCCAGCAGATCCCGGTGGGAAAGGCCCCCCTGCTCCTTGCTGGTGATCAGCCGCTCCAGCCGCTCCTTCACGGCGTAAATGCTGTGCCTCGACAGATCCTCCTCCCCGTCGTCGCCGTCCCCGGCGGCCCACAGGTCAAAGCCCAGACCCGTCCGCACCGCCACGCCTTTGACAAAGGCTCTGGCCAGCGCATTGTTGATCCGCAGCTGGTTCAGCGTGTCCTCATACACCACCAGCGACCCATTCAGCAGCGGCATATCGTAGGAAAAGACGTTCTCGTCAATGTGGATCTCCACCGACACGAACCAGCACTCCGTCACTCTCCCCTTGCTGGTGGTCACCTTGGCCTGTGGCCACAGATAGCTGTTGGTCTCCGGGCAGCGCCGGGGAGCGTACCAGACGCTCTCCGCTCCGTTTTCGTGCAGCAGCTTCACGCAGTTGGCCCAGCCCAGATAAGGCACCTTCACCGTGTTCCCCCGCTCGTCCTTGGCGTCCCGAAAACCGCACAGGGGCCGCACATCCAGTTTCACCAGTTCGTTAAAAGGCTTCAGCATTTCTCCTTTTCCTCCTTCTTGTCCTCTCCGATCACGTCCATCAGGCTGTTTCCCTCCAGCAGCTGGTCGATGACCTCCATCTCCGTCCGCCCGAAGCCCGCCTTCATCAGCCACCGGAAATGCCGCCGGGTGTTCTCCCGGCACGCCCCGCAGGCCACATCGTTCTTCCAGCGCCACCCGCTGCAAAGGGGGCAGGGCCTCGCCTCCAGCTCCGAAAGCGGCCCCAGCGCCTCGCCGCACCGGGGGCAGCTCAGCCCGTGGTAGCCCACGTCCTGTTCCTCCTCCACCATCGGCTCGTCAAACACCTCGCCGCAATACTGGCACAAATACATCCTCTTCTTCCTCCTCGTCGCTTAGATCTACGTATTCATAGGGGCCGCTTGTCCTCTGCCCCCGGTACACGGCCTCCATGGCCCGCCGAACCGTTCCATAGCTGCGCCCGATCAGCGCCGCCAGCTCTCCCATGCTGTCCGCCTGCGCCACCGGTAGCCGATACCTGTCCTTCGTCACGTAGCGGTATACCCGCATTTCTTCCGTCGCCTCCTTGTCTGATAGCTCCGGCACTTGCCCGCCTCGTCCCACAGGGGCCGGGGCTTGCACTTGCCCACCATCTCTGCGTAGTTGCAGGCCCACATCCGGTTCGGCCCGGTCATTCCGTACCGGCACGCCCGGCATCTGCTCCAGTCCTTCAAGCCTCCACCATCTCCCCGTTTTTGAGCGTGTACCACGTTTCCTCCTTGACGGTCAAGCCGTCCACCTGCACCAACTTGGCATTCAGGATCATCCCGCTGTCGTATTCGGTCACCACCAGCCATGTTCCCAGTTTGCCCTTAGCACGGCTATCCTTGCCCCACGCCACAGCCAAGCACTGCTCGCCGTTGGCTGAGGAGCTTCCTTGTTCTCCTGTGGCAACTGCCGTCCCCCTCTCACCGGATGCGGCGGCGTTGCCCCTCCAACCGGATGCGGCGGCGTTGCCACTATCACCGGATGCGGCGGCGTTGCCACTCCTACCGGATGCGGCGGCGTTGCCACTATCACCGGATGCGGCGGCGTTGCC